CGATCTGCTTCCAGGCCCGCTTCCGTTCCTGCCAATAGCCTTGCTTGCTATCAAATACAGAGAACGGTGGGGATTAGGAAGCGGTCGTTCAGCTTGCCCATGTAACCACATCCTTCATCGTTTGTATGAAAATAGCCCGCAGCATGATCGCCACGGGCCTACACTTGGATATGATACATCATACCACGGGTTGAATGTTTGTGCGTGTACAAAAATGTTTGAAAGTGTACAACTTTTCACACTTTTTCGCAATTCCAGCGCTTGATCTGCTCCACAACCGGCTCGATCTTCTGCTCGTCGATGATCTTCTGCACCTTCTGCACCGCGCTCCCCTTGATTCCACGCACCGTGGAGTAGGACTTATCGAACGCGACCGCCGCCTCCTTCAGAGACATGTACTTGATATGCTTGCGGCCTTCCTTGTCGGTGATGACCTCGCCCACATAGAGCTTGTGGAGCAGGTCGTATTCCTCCACGGGCAGCTGCTCAATCACACCGATGATCTGCTGCCGGGCCTCGAATATCTTGGCGATGGTTGCAGCGATCTCCGCCTCGATGTCCACGCTGCTGATCACGGCACTTGCCATGCGCTGCTTATCGCCGGAGGACTGTACCCTCACGCCCGTGTCGGGAGCAGCACCCGCGGTTATGTTGTACGCCAGCATCAGCCAGCGCTCACGTTCATTCCGCTTGTTCTCGATCATCTTGTCGAGCTTTTCAATCTGCTCCAGGAATGTCTGTGCTCTCATAGCGTGCTGCCTCCCTTCTGATTTTGATTTTCCCGTCCCGCAGGATCAGCCTGTCCCCGCGGGAAAGGGTGAACGATCTTATGTATCCGAAGAACTCAAAGCCGATGGAGCCGTCCTTCTGTTGAAACATCATCATCCGGTGCCTGCACCACTCAGGAGGCGGGCCGCTGCCGACGATGTATTCCTGCACCGTATCCATCAGACATCGCCTGCCACACGGTGGAGCGACTTGTCGGCGTTGAAGCCGTCAGGATAGCGGGCGCGCAGCTTGTCAATGTTCATCTGGGCAACATCGCTCAGCCTCCAGCCGTGTGCCGTGCAGAACTCCGCGATCATCCACAGGAGGTCTCCGACTTCCTTCATGACGTGATCCGCGTCCATCTCGTGGCCTTGGTAGAACTTCTGATACAGGCCGTGGATTTCCCCCACCTCTGCACACATGCCGTGCAGGGCGTGGCGAGAGGTCTCCTCATAGGTCAGCTCACGATTCATCGTGCGCGCTGCTGCCTGCTGGTATTCATTCATGAGCATGGTTATCTTCCTCCTTCACTGATCGCTGAGCCAGGGCCGAGGAGCATCTGATCTTCGTGATGCAGCATGTACTCCAGGGACGGCTCGATGCACTTTGAGTATCTGTAGGACTGGGTTGCATTGTAAATTCGCTCCGCCGCCTCTTTCTCCTGCTTGGGCAAGGGTACAGGGCATGACCGATCGTCCATCAGGCTGTATGCCTCCCAGTGCAGTGAGCTGATCTTGTTCTTCACCTCGGAGATAGCAGGCGGGAAAGGGCTTGCGCTGATCGCCTTATGCACAGCCATCAGCACGATGTCCGCAGGCATGTCTGCAAACTGGATGGCCCAGACGGAGACGGTGCCCATGGCTTCCTCCTGGGTCATGCTCTTGTAGCTGTTGGGGTAGGCCGCCTTCAGGATTGCCAGGATCGTGGCAGCTTCCTTCTTGGTCATCAGACTGCACCCCCTTCCACGATGTCAAGGAACACGTTGCCGCTGTTCCTGCGGGCCTGTGCGTTCTGCTGGCCGCGCTTTTCTGCATCCTCACGAGCCCACTTGCGGATGGTGGCAGCGTGGGATTCGTAGTGCTTGCCGGTGGACTTCATGTACTCAGAGAGTCGGTCAATCACAGGGCCAACGTCGCGGATTTCCTCATACAACTCGTCGAACTCCGTATCCGTCAGGAGAACATTCTGGTAACGGCCAAAGGTGCGCGTGGGTTCTACTGCCCCTGATGCTGAAGCTCCCGCTGGAGTTGCCGTTGGAGTTGATGCTGGTGTTGATGTTGGTGTTGATGTTGGTGTTGATGTTGGGGTTGGTGTTGGTTGAATCTGTTGACACCCGTCAACACCTGTTGACACCTGTTGGCTGCTGTCAGCAAGTGCCTGCCTTTTCGCCGCGCTGGCCTGGCCTGCCTTGCGCTTCTTCTCCACCAGCTCCTCATACCTGGCAGAATCCCGGTCGATGCTGTTGGCAACAAAGGGCCACACCGCCGCCAGAACGCCGTCCATAGGCGGGATGGTGCCATGCTCCCCATACTCCATGATCGCCTCGAACAGGCGGCCCTTGGTTTCGTAATCAAGCCCCTTGATGGAGTGCCCCGTCTCGAAGTAGATCATCACACCGGGTTTCTTTGCCATTTGTATCACCACCTAAACTATATTTCTTGACCCGGCACTTCTCGCCGAAACGGTTCGTCACTTCCACCCATTCGCAGTCGATCTCATAGCCGCTCTTGCGAAGGTTGGAAATGCGGGAGGCAAGGCGCATCACGCCCAGCTCAGTCAGGGCTTCGAGTTGTGTGACGCTGCCGTGCTTCTCCATATAGGCCAGGATGCGGCTGCATTGCGTAGGGTTACTGTTCGTCATTTTTCATCACCTTTCTTTCGTGCTTTGTTTTCTTCAATGGAGCGCTGAACGCCAACCGGCAGGGGGTGCTCCTTGGCTGCGTGCTTACCCAGCTCCACGCGCCCGATCCACTTGAAGTTGCAGCCCGCCTTGCACTCCCGGCAGATGCAGACATCGGTGCAGGTGGTGCAGTCCATCTCGTGCCCAGGGGTCACGTCGCAGGGCTTGGTGAAGCTGTGGTCACAATGATCGCAGGCCGTCACGCAATGCCGCAGCGCGTCGATCAGAGCTTCCTTGTCAGCCCGCAAGGCGTTGCGCTCCTCGATCAGGAGTCGGATGTCGTTCAGAAGGTTCATATCCTGCTTGTCCATCTTCATTCCTCCGGCGGCAGCTCAGGCATCGGCTGCCAGTGTGTCACGCTCCACGCAGGGAGCACATTGTTGTAAGTGATGCTCCACCAGTCCTTGCTGTTGCGGGTGTGACCGCAGCAAGCCAGTTCGATGTGCCTGCCCTTGCCCACGCCGACAACGGCCAGGACGGTGACCTTCGGGGCGGGCTTGCGGTCTTTTACTTTGATCCATCCACCCATTCTTCCACCACCTTCACAACGTCCACATACTTGCAGGAAACCTCGTGGGTCGTCCTGGTCTCTTTTTCGCCGTTGTCCAGCACCTTCTCATATTCACGGCTCTGGAAGCGGCCCTTCAGTGCGACCAGCGTGCCGACCTCCAGCGCGCTGACCTTCAAGGCCGCCCTACCCCAGCAGATGCAGGGGATGTACGAGCTGCGGTGGTCGTGGTTGACAGCGATCATGAAATCGCAGATTTCCCGGCCCAGGGGCGTTTCTCGGTAGACCGTCGGGCGGCAGATCACGCCCTGCAGCGCCACCTGATTGTCGTCGGCGGGCTGTTCTGCATCGCTGATTTCCTGGACGTGCATTACTGTGTAGTGCCGGAACTTGCCCTGCACCTCCTTGTTGTACGACCTCAGCTCGCCCCGCAGGCGGAGGTGTCGGCCATACAGCTCGGTCACCTTGACCATGCTGCACATGGTCTTACCAGGCATACCACCAACCAGCTCCGCGGGAATGCTGATGGGCAGATAGTCAAACGTGCCGGACTGACGCTGCACGGCCAGAGTGCCGTCGAAGATCGTGTCGCCGTGCTTGTTGGTGATCGCGTTGATCTCGCCATGCAGGCGGCCAACGATCTCAGCGTGGTCGTGATGGTGTTGCATTCTTATGTATCCTCCTTATCGAATAGGCGTGATGTCTTCACGCTTGACCATCATGGTCATATGCTGCCGGGATGCAAGGGCGACCTTGACGTACTTCTTGTCGATCCGGTGGACGATGACCACCTTGCGGCCCTTCCAGTTGACGGTGCGACCTACCCACAGAAACATGCGTTATTCCTCCTTCGTCGGCTTAGAAAAGTCGTATTCCTCGAATTTTGCTGCGCTGTCCAGGAAGCGTACCTTGTGCGGCAGCACTTCCGCCACGGTTCCGTCCTCATACTCGACCAGGGCAAAGAGACAGGATACATGCCCGCCGCAGTGACCGCCCTTCATGATCGACGGGGGTACAATCTCCTCTCGGATCGTCCAACGATGCCACATGGCATTCCTGCCATCCACCAGGCAGGGACGGAAGTCGAATTTGATCACAAAATCACAGCCTGCCATTTTCACCAGGCACCTCCTTCGGCAACTCAGGCAGCGGCATCCAGTGGGTGACATCGAACAGCGGCGCGGGATAATTTACCCATTCACCATTTGCTATTATGTCATCACAGGTAAAAGTGTTTTCGTTATCGTCTCGGACAAAAACAATGACAAGATCGGAGCATGTCCCCCCTTTGCCGTCCTCAATCATGTTGCTTTCTTCCGGCAGCCTCTCCTCCACGGGAATCCAGCGGGGGACGCGGGATTGTTCATCACGAAGGTGTTTTATAGTGCCAGACAACTGCGTAATGGTGGCTTCAGAACGCACCTTGTCTTCTTCCAGCTGCAGGATGCGGGCGAGGGCATCTTCATCCTTGTTCTCGATGCAGTTGAGCTGGGAAACATAGGGGCATTTGACTCCGCAGTCTTCCCCATTGATCTTCCCGCAGCACTCCAGCCCCTTCTTGATCTTGTCAGGCGAACGCATCATTCTCCACCTCCTTGCACCCTCTGCACAGCTCTCGTATTACATCGCGCTCCGTGATAAGTTCAACGAAGCCATCCATGCAATCGTTGTGAACTCGTGCTTCTGCATGCCGGTCACACTTGTTGCAGTCAGCCCGGCAAACGTAGTATCCATCCTGCCAATCGTCTTTCCAACGGATTGTGCCTCTCGCAACGGCTTGGCAGGGCTTCAGGTCAGGCGTTTTCATCCTTCCGCACCTCCATCCAGCGTCGCACGAGCTCCTCCCATCTTCGCCCCACAGTGAGGGCAGAACTTGAACCAATGGCCCCTCACCCGAAAGTACGCTGCATGGCAGTTGCTGCACACCACCTCTCCACTCACCGTGATGTGCGTATCGGTACGATATGGCCTATAGCCCCACCGCCCATGCACCACCTCCACAGCGTCCACAGTGGGGGCATTGTCAATCATCTGTTTCAGTGCAACCTGCACCATTGCAACCGTTCTCCCGCATCCGCGTCCGCCGAACCGAACGCCATTCATCGCATTGTGCTGGTCGGGCTCCAGATCCAGCGCATTCGCGTCAATCAATCGCATGTCAGCCATCAGAAGCACCTCCGTCCATCTTCGCGCCGCACATAGAGCAGAACGGGTGCTGAACATATGCGCCGCTTTCAAGAGCGAAGCAATTGTCACACTGGTACCAGTCGATGCCACCCTTTACACGCTGTCCGATGTGGATGTACTTCGCATGCCGCACAACAGGTTCAGCGGGGAATCTTGCAATGTCATTGCAATCAATCGTCCCGCCGACATGATTCAGAGCAAAATTCATCAGCGCACTTCTGCTGATAAGGTCACTCATTGTTGTTCCTCCTTCGCGTCCATCTTCGCGCCGCAGTTGGGGCAGTATAGATAATGGTCGATTGCTGAGCCGTAGTGCTGGAAACCACAGGCGGAGCACTCATCGCCTTCGAGCTGGTGCCGCCAGTCCTCGAAGCACCGTTTCCACAGCCCATGCTTTGCCGGGATGTTGAGGGCTGCGATCCTGTCAATGGCCTGCTGCGGCGTGTGGCCGTCCCACTCCGGCGCTCGGTCAAGCTCTTTGCAGTTGAACATGTCCCAATACGGGTCGATGTCGTAGTGGTAGGATGCCTGGCCGTCCGGGGTGTTGATGCCCACGATGAACATGCCATCGTACATCGTGCAGTCGTGGTGCAGCTTCGCCTTCCAGCACAGATCGGGGTAGTTGCGGACGATCACGGAGAACAGCTTCGCCCGGTGGTCATACAGCTCGTTGAAGGTGTGGTACCCGTCGCTGGTGTCGCCGTTCCCATCTGCCTCGGGAGCGATCCGCACCTTTTCAAGCGCCGCGCTGAGAAGGATGTATTGCTTCCCGCTAATCATCACGGTGTTCTGGCGTTTCAATGATAGCCGCAGCGCTTTGCGGCTGATCAGGTCATTCTGCATGGGATGCCTCCTTCCAGATGGTCGAATAGTCAATGGCCCTCTGCGATATGATGCAATCGCGGGTGAATACGATCTCGTATTCGCTCACAACGCGGCAGCTCGTGATCTCGAACTCCCACACCCCATAGCCCATCGCCAGCATTTCCAGCACATCCTGGCGGCTGAACCAGGCGGTCAGCTTCTCAGGCGTATCGGTGGCGCTGAACCATTGCTTGCCGCCGTAGCGGTAGAAGTCGCTGTCCGGCATGGGGAGGTTTTTCGCCAAGCCGTCACTCAGCTTGGAAAACACAGGATTGAGGCTGCCGTCAAAGTTTCGCCAGATACCGTGACCGCTGGCCTGATTTTCAACGCGGTATGCTTTCATGGTTGTCCTCCTATTTGGTCATCTTCGCAGCGCACACGTGACAGAACACATTGGCTATTTTCGGCTTGAACGAGTGCAGCTTCTCTGCGCCGCAATGGCTGCACCACCTGTCAGAGGCCCAATGAGCATGAACGATCTGCACCGCGTTGGCAGCGGGCGTGTCTTTGATCAAGCGCAGCACTTCCTCCAGCAGCTCCTTCGATTCTGGCTGCGTCGCGCGATCCGTCAGCAGCATCTCCACCGTGCCTTGCAGAACGCCGCGGGGGAGAAGGTCAAAATCATTCATGGTTTGCCTCCCCCATACACCTGCTGAAAGGCCTCCTCATACAGCAGCGGCGTTCCATCCGTGTCCAGCAGCACCGTCATGCCTCCGTCG